ATACAGGCAACTGATTTTGTTTGATCCAATCGCTGAGTTTGCAGAACTTAAAGGGAGAGCCGACGGTGAACGTGAAATGTCTGAAGTCTTGCATCTTGCTGCAAAAGAAGGTGATGCCAAGTCCGCCCTCGCAATCTTGCAACACCAGCACGGGTGGGTGGCCAAACAACAACTCTCCATCGACGTCGAACAACGCATCTCCATCACCGCTGCTCTCGAGCAAGCGCAATCGCGAGTCATCGACGCCCTCACTCTTGACAGTGAACCTCAGAGCGTGACCTATAATGAAACGCCAAAAGAAAAACTCAAAGCAGCCTAATGCAAACTACCCGCTATTCCGCGCAAGATGAACAAGAACTCATGGCGCGGCTTTGGTCACCAGCGATTAAGGACAACCCGCTAGCGTTTGTGATGTTTGCGTTTCCTTGGGGACAACAAGGTACACCACTAGAACACTTCTCTGGCCCACGCAAGTGGCAACGCCAGGTCTTGACCGACCTTGCAAATCACATCAAAAAGAACAACGGCAAGGTTGACTTTGATGTCCTGCGCTTAGCGATTGCCTCTGGTCGTGGTATTGGTAAGTCAGCCTTGGTGTCCTGGCTAGTCCTATGGATGATGACCACCCGCATTGGGTCAACGGTCATCGTGTCCGCTAACTCAGAAAGTCAACTACGCTCAGTCACCTGGGCCGAGATTACTAAGTGGTCGTCCATGTCTATTAACACCCACTGGTGGGAGATCAGCGCAACGCGCGTGATGCCCGCCAAGTGGCTGACCGAGTTGGTCGAGCGTGACTTAAAGAAAGGCACACGCTACTGGAACTTGGAAGGTCGACTGTGGTCGGCTGAGAACCCCGACGCGTTTGCGGGTGTTCACAACTACGATGGGGTAATGGTCGTGTTTGACGAAGCGTCAGGTATTGACGACTCCATCTGGGCGGTGACATCAGGCTTCTTTACAGAGAACACACCCAACCGCTTTTGGTGTTGCTTTTCTAACCCGCGTCGCAACACGGGCTACTTCTACGAAGCGATTGAAGGTAGCAAACGGGACTTTTGGCAATCTAGGCAGGTAGACGCTAGAGATGTAGAAGGAACGGATAAGAACGTCTACAACCAAATTATTGAAGAATACGGCGCTGACTCTTACCAAGCGCACGTTGAAGTGTATGGTTCGTTCCCATCGGAAGGTGACGATCAGTTCATACCATCATCCCTAGTCGATGACGCAATGAAACGCGACAAATGGCAAGATGACTCCGCGCCCATCGTCATCGGCGTTGATCCGGCGCGCTTTGGTTCTGACTCAACCGTCATCGCCGTACGCCAGGGCAGGGACATCGTAGAGATACGCAAATTCAAAGGTGATGACACGATGGTAGTGGTCGGTCATGTGATCGAAGCCATTGAGCAGTATCAGCCTGCCGTAGTAGCCATTGACGAAGGTGGCCTTGGAGCAGGCGTGGTTGACCGACTCAAGGAACAGCGCTACAAGATACGGGGTGTAAACTTTGCGAACAAATCAAGAAACCCCATGATGTACGGCAATATGCGCGCCCAGATATGGGGGCAAATGAAGGATTGGCTTAAATCCGCGTCGGTACCCAAGGAAAAAACACTCAAGACTGACCTCATCTCACCGCTGATGAAGCCTGACAGTAAGGGTGCCATTTACTTGGAGTCCAAAAAAGACATGAAAGCACGGGGACTAGCGTCACCTGACTCAGCCGACGCTATAGCGCTAACCTTTGCTTTTCCTGTTGCACACAGGGAAAGTCGTACTACAATGCGAAAACAAACGTATCAATCACAGGGCGCAGCCCTTAATTCATGGATGGGGTCATAATGGCAACTAAACCTGGACTGTACGCAAACATTCACGCCAAGCAAAAGCGCATCGCCGCAGGCTCAGGTGAAAAGATGAGAAAGCCTGGCAGCGCAGGCGCGCCCACAGCGAAAGACTTTAAGCAGTCAGCTAAGACTGCTAAGAAAGGTAAATGATATGTGGACTACTGTCTTAGCAATTTTTAACTTTGGCCGTAAAAAGCCTGAACTCAAGGAGCAACCATGCCTCTCAAAAAAAGCGCCAGTAAAGAAGCCTTCCGTCAAAACGTCCGCGCCGAGGTCAAAAGCGGTCGTCCGGTCAAGCAAGCGGTCGCCATTGCCTACAGCGTCAAAGAAAAAGCCAGCAGTAAAAGCAAAGGTAAAAAGTAAAAAATGAGTTTAAAGCCATTAAGCAATTGTGTTCTAATTCGTCAAGACACAGAAAAATTATCTGAACTAATAGTTTTACCCCAAAGTAAATTATTTAGCGGTATCATAGTGGCAATTGGTGAAGGTAAAAAGAATCCAAAAGGGTTCCTTGAGCCTATGAGCGTCAAAGATGGCGACCATGTGCTATTCGGTGAATTTTCCGGGCAAAAGGTCACAGTCGATGGCGAGGAACTGCTTATGATGCGTGAGCCTGATGTGATCGGAATACTAAATGGCGTATGACCAAACTTCAATGAATATCGTTGGCAAAGTAGCCAACGTAGGCGGTGACCCCGCAGGCCCAGACGAACAATCAGACGTTCTTGCTACGATGCGCCATCGCTTTACTATGGCGATGTCAGCGTATTCAGAAAGTCGTGAGGACGAGCTAGATGACCTTCGATTTATGGCTGGTTCTCCAGATAATCAATGGCAGTGGCCTGCTGACGTATTGGCAACTCGCGGATCTGTTCAAGGACAGACCATCAACGCAAGACCTTGCCTTACTATTAACAAATTACCCCAACACGTTCGTCAAGTAACGAACGAACAGCGTCAGAATCGACCCTCTGGAAAAGTGATTCCTGCGGATGACAAAGGCGATGTAGAAGTAGCTGAGATTTTTGAAGGTATGGTTCGCCATATCGAGTATATGTCTGACGCCGATGTAGTGTATGACACCGCTTGCGAAAACCAAGTGACATACGGCGAAGGCTATTTCCGCATTTTGACCGAATATTGTTACGATGATTCATTTGACCAAGACATCCGTCTAGGTCGTATTCGCAATGCTTTTAGTGTTTATATGGATCAGATGATCCAAGATCCCGCTGGTTCTGATGCTGAGTATTGTTTTATTAGTCAAGACATGGAAAAAGCTGAATACGAGCGTCAATATCCTGATGCAGCCCCAATTAGCTCCATTTTGTCCCAAGGCGTAGGTGATGAATCCCTAAGCCAGTGGCTAAATGAAGATACGATCCGTATTGTTGAGTATTTCTACTACAAACATATTCCAACTAAGCTCAATTTGTACCCAGGCAATCAATCTTTCTTTGAAGGCAGCCCTGAAGATAAGCAAATGAAGCAAATGGGCTTGAAACCCATCAAAACTCGCACGGTAGACGTCAAAAAAGTCATTTGGATGAAAACCAATGGCTATGAAGTGCTACAAGAGCAAGAATGGGCGGGTAAATGGATCCCTGTGATCCGTGTTGTAGGCAACGAATTTGAAGTAGATGGTCGTATTTTTGTGTCAGGATTGGTCAGAAATGCCAAAGATGCACAACGTATGTACAACTACTGGGTATCTCAAGAAGCAGAAATGCTTGCATTGGCTCCAAAAGCACCGTTTATCGGTTATGGCGGTCAATTTGAAGGATACGAACAACAATGGAAAACTGCCAACACGACCAATTGGCCGTATTTGGAAGTTAACCCTGACGTTACTGACGGAATGGGCGCAACATTGCCACTTCCACAACGCGCTCCACCTCCTTTGGCACAAACTGGACTTATCCAAGCCAAAATGGGCGCGTCTGATGACATCAAGTCCACTACTGGACAGTATGACTCGAGCTTAGGTGCCACAAGCAACGAACGCTCGGGGAAAGCTATTATGGCGCGCGAGCGTCAAGGCGACGTAGGCACGTTCCACTACGGCGACAACCTTACAAAAGCGATTCGCTTTGCAACGCGTCAATTAATTGACCTGATTCCTAAGATTTACGACACCGAGCGTATTGCTCGCATCGTAGGTGTGGATGGTGAAGTGTCTATGGTTAAGATCAACCCCGATCAACCTGAGCCAGTGAAGAAAATCGTTGACCAAGCGGGTATTGTGATTGAAAAAGTCTACAACCCTAGCGTTGGTGTCTATGATGTCGTGGCTACTACAGGCCCAGGC